CACCACGGCCAGCAACTTGTCGCCGATTTCGCCCAAGTCCAGCGTAAAGCCGAACAGGGCGGCTACCGTCTGCACCAGCAGAAGCAGCGCGGGAATCGCGGCCAGCCAGAAGTTCTTGTTTTTGATGCGTACAATCCAGTTAATCATTTTGTTTTCCTCCTTAATTATGCAACGGTATTTTGCGCACTTCCTCCATAACTCTTTTTGCAGAGCCATTCCCGCCAGCGGCGGCGTATGGTTCGTATAAGTAGTCATTGAGGTTTTCATATTCGTCTTTGGTGATGTATCCACGTTCGATGTACTTCATCCCCAGGTAAATGATACGGTCGTGGGCCATTCCCACCAGCAGCCGGGTGTTCGCATCGTTCTTCTTCCGGCGGGCCTCCAAGAATCCCCAGAAGCCCGCCGAACCCACGAACGCCAGCAGAATGGTAATAGCGGTTTTGATCCATTCGCTCAAATGGTTGTCCTCCTGTTTCTCAGCCGTTCCACCGGCTGTACTTCCCGTTGTCCTCGTGAATCCCCCATCCGTACAGCCCCAGACCGCCCCGCCCGGGGATTTTCTCGGCCTGCACCTCCTGGGCTATGGCATACAGCTTCTCCGGGGAGATAGCCCCCGAGAGGTCTACGGCCTGTCCCGTGGTGTGCAGGGAGTTGGATACCCCACCCACCTCGGCGTTGTGCTGCTTGCACCGAACACCGGAATTCACATTCAGGGGAACCCCAGCCCGACGGCGTATCTCATCCGCCATGCGGACGGTTTCCTCTGCGGGTTCTGCTGGGAAGCCGTTGCAGTATTTCCCGCCGCACTGGCACCGGAATTCCTCCCGGGTGAAATGCTGGATATCGTCCCAGAACGTCCCGGTTTTCGGCGCGTCGCTGCTTTCCGGCTTCTCCACCTTTACCGCCGTCCCGGCAATCGCGCCGATGAGCATTTTCTGGGTAGCCGCCCCCGGAATCCCGTCCACGGTAAGCCCATAGTCTGCCTGAAACGCCCGGATAGCCCCCTGTGTGTTCCTGCCATCAATGCCGTCAATCGAGCCGGGAGAATAGCCCAGATAGGTGAGCAAGCACTGAATTTGTGTAATCGTCATGCTGTATCCTCCTTGCTATCATAAATCTGCGCCATCTGTTCCAGAAATTCGGTAAGCTCCTGATTCTGTGCTTCCAGCTCTGCAATGCGGTCTTCCGGCGTTGGTTCCGGTTCCGGTGCCTCGGCTATTGCCCGTTCCAGCTCCGCGATTTCCTCCGGAGACATATCCCGAATTACGCCGTTTTCACAAATTTTCACAGCTTTTATCCCTCCTTACGCCCGCACGCCGTAAAGAACGAATTTACAGCCGGGATAAATCAGCATACCGGTTCCGCCGATGGAGGTAATGGGCTTCGCCCAGAGCGAATCCGTGAAATACTTCACGTAGGTGCTAGTGGAACTGCCATACATGCCCATGTTCTCCCCCCATCCGGCGCCGGTTGAACGCAATGCGCTTTCTATCACCTGTACCCCGGAAACATCCACCTCATAGACGGCTCCCACCAGACGGTCAGTTCCGACCTTAGGCCAAAGGGAAGTATAAACTGCCGGGCTGGGATTACCGGAGTTTATCCCGTTGAGCATGGCAAACGTGATGTTCGGAATGGTACTCCCGCCGGTATACTTGGGGAACTTACTGCAGAGCCTCGCTTTCAGGAGGGAAAAGGGCTGCCCGTTGAGATCCTTATTGATAGTCAGCGCATTGCTTTCTTCCGCGTCGTCGGGGATGATGATCTCCGCGATCTTTTCCCATTTTTCGCCGCTTTCCGCTGCTTCCCACGCGGTGGGCTTTCCATCGGTATCCACGGCCTTGACTTTTATCGTCTGCCCCACCGTGGCCGACGTAAGGCCGAGGGAAATGTCCGTGCCGCCGGAGCCGCCGCCCTGTCCGTCCGCACCCTTCGGAATGCCAAGATTGAGCAGCGGATTTTCTGCCGTGCCGCCCATGCTGGCAGTCGCATCACTGCCTGCCGGAAGGGTGGTGACCGTGCCGACCTGGATATCGGGGACTGCACCATCTGCGCCCCTGCTGGGCTTTCCGGTATCGGTATCGCCTATGTACCAGTTGCCGTTGCTGCCGATGGTGGGGGTGATGCCGTCCTTGCCCGCAGCGGGTGGATTGGCCTTCAGATAGTCGTCTACGATTTTCTGCACCGCCGCCGGGTCAACCTCTCCACCGCTCCTTGTCAGCGCCTCGTTGACAGCCGATACAAGGCTTGATTTCGCGACGGTATCCAGATCATCCAGATTCCCGATCATGGCCTGTATCTGCGACCAGACCGGCAAGGACGGGTCGGTGGAGCTGTCCCCGGATGGAGCCGCTGCGGCATTCACAAGGCCGAGTTCCGTCCAGATGGTGGGAATCACCATACGGCCATCCGTGCCCACGCCGTATACACCCATGTAAAGGTTCACGCCCGCGCGGCTGACTACCTCCGCCGGAACAATCACTTCATTTCCAGCGGCAAGCACGTCTTTTGTGACTGCGCTTCGGAACACAACGGTTTTCTGTAGGCCATCCCACGCAGGGTCGGTGTATTCGATGGACACCACCGCACCCACGATTCCTCTGGGAATCGGCACAAGGGGCGTTGTCCTGCACGTCGTATTGGCGACTTTTACTTCCGCAATTTTCATGCCGTCACCGCCTTACATTTCGGTGAAACGCTCATCATCCCACGCGGGGGAAACCGTGGCCTCGCCCGTCCATACCTTGCGCACACCATCCAGCACATAGTAATAGTTGGGGTAAACCGTCAGCCCGGAAGTATACGGAATCGGCGTTTCCTTTGTTCCCGGCATCGTGGAATCGTACTCGCTTTCCACCCACATAATTGCGCCGCCAGCGGAAATCTGCTTGGGAATCCAGCTATAGCCCGGTCTGCTGGGCGGGGTACTGGGTTCCGGGTCAATGGTGATTCCCGCCGCCGAAACAACGCGGCAAGTTTCTCTATCTGCCTTTGCGAAGGCAATGATTTCATCAGGTGTCAGCATTTTCGTATACCTCCGATAGTTTCGATAATAGGGCGGTGTACTGCTCCCGCTCATACTCCCGCTGTGCAGCGTCCAGCTCTGCCCACGGTTTCCACGGGGCGATCATCTCACCGGTGAACACCACGCCATCAGCACGTGTCCACGTCTGCCCTGCCGGGATGAAGCGGTAGCCCTCGATGTAGGCGTCGCACTTACCGTCGAAGGCATCCGTTTCAATCTGTGTCAGCCCCTCAGCGGTGGAGGTGTGACACTTAAAACTGGAATCTATGTAAATCGTTTTCATGCGCCGCCCTCCTATTTCAGCAATTTGATTTCCGTCGCGGTGTACGTAATCGCCTCATACGCGGAATGCCTACCGGAAAAACCGATACTGTGAAGCCCGGACAGGGCAGATATGTCAACCGTTACCGTGGTAAGATCGGTACCGATTGCTACCGAAGCAACGACAGACGAGCCACTGTACACCTCCAATTTTGTATTGGAGCCGCCCGACGCTTTGCACGTCGCTTGAAGCGTGCTATACTCTGTCAGGTCAATTTGGCCTTTTGTACGTGCAGAATAGGTTCTGTCGCCGTTGTAGGCATTTACCGACTTAACCGTCAGTTCTGCTTCTGCGGTTACAGTGCCATTCCCAGGCGTTTCCCACTCACCAGCTATAATGTCGCTCGGGGCATTTGGTTTGAACAGGAACAGCGCATAGCTCAGCTCCACAGAGGTGCTCTGACCATCCGTGGTGATAGTTACGGCCTTGCTGTCGGTCTCCGTTTCACTTGTGGAGGTCACCGTCCACGTTCCAGCATTCGGCACAGTACATACCCATGTACCACTGGTGTCAGGGGCGGTGAGGGTGGTTGTGCCGTCGGAGCAAGTGCATGTCGAACCGGCGGGATATGTAATATTGATCGTCGCTGCGAAAAATGCAATTGCCGTGCTGTAATCGGTTGTGACCACAACATTCTTTTGCGCAGTCTTGCCGTCACCGGTGATGGTAACAGTCCACGTCCCGCTTTTCAGCCCCTTGAACACCACCACGCCGCTCGTGCCGGAGTTCTTGGTCTTTGTCTTGCCGTCCTTGGAAACAGTCACAGTGACGTTCGCCGGGGCTGTGACGGTAAGGGTGCCGCCTGTGCCGCCGCTGGCGCCAAATCCATATAAAGGCACTGCAATGCTCATACGTACACCTCCACCGTAATCGGAATGTTCACCGTGGGCTTGTCCTCAAGGCATGTAAACGTCAGCACGCTGCCCGACCGGGAAGCGAAGCTCACCATACCGCACGCCTCTTTCAGCGCAAGATTGGTGGCCGTGTTGCTCCCGTACACTGGATAAGCCATCGCACGTTTTGTATCCGTCAGACCGGAGACCGTAACAGACTGGGTATACGGGGCGCTGGCAGACCAACCGGCAGCAGTTAACGTTGCAGTCCTTGCAATCGTTTTGGCATTACTTAACGCCGTATCCACGTACCCCTTGGTTGCAGCATCAGCGCTGTCCGTGGGCGCACCTAATGCTTTGATTTGATGGGAGTTCATGACAATATCTCCGGTCATTAAACCACCAGCACTAGGCAATGCCCCAACATTTTCAGCTTCTAGCTCAACGTTGCCATTGGAGTTAGGTTCTTTGCCACACACTTTGGATACAGCGCCGGTGCCATCCAAACCCATACGGGAGACGGAGTAGGCATAAATCGGGCTTCCGGAATTGAACGTCATTGCAACTCGCGTCCACAGGTAAGCGCCCTGTGCTACCGTGGGAATACTGCCTTGCCAATTCCCGGACGGGATAACATTCCCGGATGTGCTGGCTTGATATGTTACGGACTGGCTGGTCAACAGCGCCGGGTTCCCGATGTCGCCCTTTTCGCCCTTGATCTCGAACCACTGATACTTCGTCCAGTCTGTTGGAGCAGTTGCGGAATTGCCGCTGTATACGCCCATCCAATTGTCAGGGAGGACACCGAAGCTATGAGAAGCTGCCGTGGGCTTCTGAGACGCGTACCGAATCCAGACGTATGCGTTGTCGCCCTTATCGCCCTTTGCGCCGTTCGTGACGGTAAACGTGCTGGTGGTATTATCGTTATAGGTAATACGGTACGTGTCTACCAGCCCGCTGACGGAGACTTTGGCAATGGTTGAAATGCCCCGCCCGTTTTTTACGGTGAAGTCAAAGGTAGTGGTGTCCGCCAGGGTGATTCGGTATGTATCCGTAAGGCCGCTGGTGGACTGCTTCACGATGCTGCTGATACCGCCATGGCCGTCAGCAGCGGCGGTCAGCCAGTTCAGCAGAATTTGTCCCGTCAGCTTCTTTGCCGCGCTGTCCTGTTCCAGAACGAAAAGGTCAGCGGCTTTTATCTGTTCTGCTGCAATCAGCTCGGATATTGCTTTATCTGCCATCTGCTTCCTCCTGTTCAGTCTCTTTTTCGGGTGCAGGAGGCGCAGACAGCGCCTGCACCACTTCTTCAATGGCCTGCATACTGCCCAGCATCCTGTCCCAGTTTTCCCGTCCTGCGACCTGAACGCCCTCAAGGGTATTCAGGACTGCCCTAAGTTTCATTACAGGGTTCATTTTTACTCCTTTCCCAGCACAACACGCACCGCGCCGGTTTCCGGTACGATAGCGATTATCTTCGTATATTGGGCGGCGTACTGCCCTTCCCACCACATTTGCACCGTCTCAGCGGGATTTGCAAATACCGTGGCAATCGTCGCCAGGGATTCCCCGAGAATACGGATGTTTATCTGCCCCGCCTGGGGGAAAGGGTTGAAATAATCGCAGTTGAATTCTTTTCCTGTTGCGGTTTTCAGTTTTTCCATAGAAACCTCCTAGTATAATCGGTCATATCAAATCCATGTTAG